ATGGCACCGGAGGAGGTGGCGGTGGCGGTGGTGGAGGAAATCCAGGTAATGGTTTAGGAGGAGACGGTGGTTCAGGAGTTGTTATTTTAAAGTTTACCAAAGTATAATTTTATAAATTATCTTCTTATAAATAGTACCATACAATGGAGAACATATGGCTACTATTTTTAACTTGTTCCTAGATCAAGGTACAACTTTCAAAGCAAACATAACAGTAAAGAATCCAATAGGAGAGATTAGAGACATCTCTGGACATACTGTTGAATCTAAATTTAAAAGATCATTTAATTCATCAAACAGTTTTGCATTTGTAGCTCAGATTCCAAATGGAACTGATGGAAATGTATTTTTATCTATGAATTCAAATACAACAACAAATGTTACAGCTGCAAGATATTTGTATGATGTTGAAATGAAAAGTAACACAACTGGTGAAATAGAAAGAGTTGCAGAAGGAATTGTAGTAGTTTCACCGGAGATCACTAAATGAGTACAAGTAGACCAGCTTCAAGAGCAGAATTAAAAGCATATGCTAAAAGACAGCTTGGTGATCCTGTTATAGAAATAAACATAGATCCAGACCAAGAAGAAGATGCATTAGAATTAAGTTTACAATTCTATCAAGAATATCATTTTGATGGTGTAGAAAGAGTTTATTTAAAACATCAAGTAACTGCTAATAATATATCAGATCAATATGTTGAGTTAAATGATGCAGTTATAGGTGTTGAAAGAGTTATACCATTTGATTCAAGAACAAGAGGAATAGATTTATTTGATGCAAGATATCAAATACTTCTTAATGATATCTATTCATTACAATCTACTGATATAATTTATTATTATCAAGTTCAAAAACAACTATCACTACTTAATCAATTATTAGTTGGTCAAAAACCTATTAGGTTTAACAGACATCAAAACAGACTGCATGTAGATATGGATTGGGAAAGAGATACTGCAGTTGGTGATTTTATAATAGTTGAAGCATATAGAATATTAGATCCAGATACTTTTACTGATGTATACAATGACTTATATTTAAAAAAATATGTAACAGCTCAATATAAAAAACAATGGGGAAATAATCTTAAAAAATTCCAAGGAGTACAGCTTCCAGGAGGAGTAACATTGAATGGGCAAACAATTTATGAAGAAGCTATACAAGAATTAGAAAAACTAGAAGCTGATGCTGATTCCAGATATCAGTTACCTGTAGACTTCTTTCAAGCATAATGACTATAAATCACTACTTCCAACAAGGTTTAGGAATTGGAAGAAGCTCAGAACAGCTTCTTCATGAAGATTTAATTATTGAATGTTTGAAGATTTATGGTTTTGAAGTTATATATCTACCAAGAACAACAGTTAATCAAGATGATATTTTAACTGAAGATCCATTAAGTAAATTTACTCAAGCATATCCTTTAGAAATGTATCTATCAGATGTAGATGGATTTCAAGGTGAAGGAGATCTTTTAACTAAATTTGGAGTAGAAATAAGAGATACTGCAAACTTTGTAGTATCAAGAAGAAGATGGGAACAAACAGTACAAAAAGTTGGATCAGTACAATTAGAAGCTAGACCTGCTGAAGGAGACTTACTTTATTTTCCATTAACTAAATCATACTTTGAAATAAGAAGAGTTGAAGGAACAGATCCATTCTTCCAGATTGGTAAATTATATGTGTTTAATTTACAATGTGAGCTCTTCCAGTACTCTGGAGAGATTGTTGATACAGGAATATTAGATGTAGATGATGTTGAAAGAGTAGACAGTCTTGATATACAAAATTATCAATTACTTACAGAAGGTGGTGATAAACTATTTTATGAATATACATCTAATTCAAGTATTATTTTAGAATCATTTAATGTTACAGATATAGATGAACTTGCACAGAACAGAGCTTTTGAAACAGAAGGTGTAGGAGTACTAGACTTTTCTGAAAGAAATCCATTTGGTGAATACTAATGTTAGAAAAATTTTATCACTCCACTATAAGAAAAGCTATAATATCATTTGGTAATCTTTTTAATAACATGTATGTTGATAGAAAGAATGCAAATGGTGAAGCTATACAAACATTAAAAGTACCATTATCATATGCTCCAAAGCAAAAGTTTTTAGCTAGAATAACTGCTATAACAGAAGCTGATACTAAAAAAGATGTACAAGTTATTTTACCTAGAATGGCTTTTGAAATGTTATCTATTGGATATGATCCAAATAGAAGAGTTAGTTATGTACAACAAAGTAGAAAAATATCTTCAAGAACTCAAGCTGAAACACAATATGCACCATCTCCTTATAACATAAATGTTGCGTTGTACATTTATGCAAAGAATCAAGATGATGGATTACAAATATTAGAG